AAAAAACGTGAACAAAATAGCAGAAAACAGTTCAGCATTTGATTATGCAAAGGAAGCATTCAAAGCTTTAGACGATGGGCCTGGATAAACCAGTAAATGCTAATTGCATCATACGTATGCAATTCCTGCTGCAAGCCTATTATCCTATTGTCGTAATAGAGAAAGTGCAGCTAAGTCTAGATAAAGCGTCTACAATAGTAGAACTTCCTTTAGAAAACTAAGTACGCAAAGTAGTAACCGAGTATCTTCGTATCAGCGTTGCTTTATTCAATAAACAACGGCAAAGGTGTAGCCAAAATACACCATATTTTTTAATCATATCGTTAGTTAATCAATAACGATATCAAAAAGGATATGATTATGTCAGAAATTAATGTAAACATCGTGGAAACAACTATTAAGTCAAATCGTACCCCACTGAGCATGCTCGGTGCAAAAATGTTTGGTCAGGACGTATTTACTCCTCAGACCCGTTTATTCAACCCAGACCATGACAAGGTTTTGGAGCAGGCTAAGCAGAGCTCCAATATAAATCTTGTACTCAATCGTTCGCCTCGTCGCTTCTCGATCGGCTATATCACGATTGAGTCCATGGCAACAAAACAGAATGCAATCGGCGATGTCGTTTGCCGTCTTAATGAGGGCACCGACAATCAGATTGATATTCCTCTCGGTGAGAACAGCACCAAGTTTGGTGAGACCACTGAAGAGGCTGTCCAGAACGCTCTTAAGGACAAGAACTCTAAGGCCGTGTTCTCAGATCCTAAAGATTTGAGTGTCATCCTTAATGACCTTAACCGTGGAGAGATTGCTCGTCTTGACGCAATGATCGAACAATTGCAGAAGGCTAAAGCACAGTGTGTGTCTGCAATTTCAGCAAATGAGAAGATCGTTGCTGACTATGAGCGTCAGAAGACAGAGTCAAAACCAGCTGATAAGATCGCGTAGAATTCATGGAGGCTGTTTTAACTGAGAAGAGCGTTAAGCTTATTGCAGTAATGCTCTCAGAACCGAAGATTAAGGCAGCCGTTTATGAAAAGTTGGACCATACAGAGAAGTACAAAATCTATACCATTAACGATGATGGTAGTATTACTCTTGGTTCAACTAAGTTCCACTTTTGGAATAAGATAATCGGCTGCGAGCAAACCTTACCATTTGAGAGTTTCGCTCTCAAGGTATGGGATGCACTAGTGAGTCTTTCCACAGGGCTTAACCAAAAAGCCATTATGGAAGGACTATCACAAGAAATTGTGATGAAAGGAGTTAAAGACAAAAACTTTAACTGGGTCGTAGAACGACTGTATGATGTTGCGACAAAAGTATGTCAGAATTCTAGCATTGCTGATGGCGTAGGAGCGGACCCTGCGGGGTCCCGGGTGTCAGGGCCAAGGCTTAACGCTCAGCAAGAGTTTCCTGATAAAATTGTTATCAATATCAACGGACGTAAAGAAGTTTTTCAGGTTAAAGACTGCATCGGTAAACCAATGATTGAGTTGGAGTACGGAATTGTAAACGCTAAACGAGTAATGCCATAAACAGAAACATTCCTGAGGGAATGGTGTATGAACTGCGAGCAGAAGAGTACACATTCATGCATGGTATTATCGTTATTGTTTATAACGAAATGCAAAGACGATATTATTAGTTTATATTAAAAGGCATCCTTAAACATTCTCTGCGGAGAATAGGTAATCCGCCCTGCGGGGCAGGATTGCCAATGGATGTCTTTTATTCTTTATTACAGTTATATGTAATATAGGAACTAGGTAAATGGCTGATTCAAGTAAATTGTTTAATTTTAATCAAACTATATGAATAAGAAATCAATTAAATTGAACTCAGCAAACATCATCACAATTCGTAAGAATATTGATATTACTATCAATAAGTATTGGCGAATTATTCGAGCAGAGAACCTCATGTCTAAAAAGGCAATTGCAGCAAAGCAGGGTTCTGGCTTAGATCTCAAGAGCTTGTATAACCAGATTGTACAGCTTAGTGAGAAGCGTATTATGATTAAGGGTATTTTGGTAGCTCTTAATACAGGTACAACTACATTCTCTTACGAGGATTTTAAGAAGACAAATAACTATAGTATTTTCGCAGCATGCGAGGCAAAGGAGGCAATGGCACAACTTAAGATGATCAAGACACTTGATCCATCAACTAAGGCAAAGAAGGGATTGAAGGCTATGCCTAAGCGCGAGATATTCTCATCAGCTAAGATTGCTCAGCTTATCCATGATCAGCAACTACTAGCAAATAAGTTTGACGCTAATCTCGAGAAGTTTAACAATGAGACTTCTATTGAGATTAAAGATACTATTGCAGATAAGTTCGAGATGGATCTGACAGTTTAAATACTATAGGTTCGAGACAAATATAAGGGTCGCCGAAAGGAGTAAGATCGAGGCTTACACGAACCACAATAAGGAATCCCTTGCCTTAAAAATAACATTATTAACACATTAAATTATCAAAATTATGTCAAAAAAGAATAACAAGAAGAACCTCAAGAAGGTTCAGGCTAAGATAGGAACTACACCAGTTAAGGCTGAGGCAGCTAAGAAGGAAGAGTCTAAGGCTGCTATAAAGAATGCAGAAATTGCTGCAGCAAAAGACGATGCTAAGGCAAAGAAGAAGGCTGAAAAGAAAGCTCACGAGGAGGCTAAATATGCTGCCTCTAAAGCTCGTATAGAGGCCCGTAAGGCGCGCAAAAAGAGCATCATGGATAAACTGATCGACTCCAAGAAGGAAAAGGCTTCAGAGCCTGTTAAAATCACTCTGGAAGACCGCCTGAAGAATCAGGAAGAGCGTCGTAATGTCGCCATGGCTCGTCATATCGCATCAATTACCCGTCGGTGCAAGCGTATGCATCTCAATGATGTCGACACCAATAAGGTGATAGACATCGCAAAGAAGCAGTGGGACAACGCCACTGTATACAATATTACAGTTGTATGTGATTCTATTCTGAAAAAGAAGAAGGAGCTCGAGAAATTGGTAAAGGATTGCGGCATTAAATCTGCATGTATTACTAACTCTACAGCATTCTTTAAGAATGTGCCAGCAAGTGTGGTAGCAAAACTGCGCGATCTTGTAGGTAATGCTACATTCTATCAGTATCGCTCTGATGATAAGTCTCCATTCGAGGAGGCTGGCATAGATATGTCAGGCAATCACAACAAGCATAAGAAGGGAGGTGATCCTCATACTATCGAGTGCTCAAAGAACGCTAGTGTGAACTTCTACAATCTCCGTAAAGCTAAGAAGAAGGCTAAGGAGATGCTCGAGAAGAACACGTATAACTTCCGTCACGGCTCTAAGGCTGAAGGACGTAAGCTTCGTCGTGGGCTCAAAGTTAAGGCTAAAGCCGTAAACAAAAAGCCTACACAGGTGAAAGAAGTTAAACAAAAGTCAGTTAAACAAGCAGCTTAATCATAGGAGGCAACGTTATGAATACCCAGAATAATCAATATTTGGACGATTATGTTAAAAAATATCGTGACATCAAAGAGAAGTGGCTTAAAGACTTTAACAAGTCTCACGGAACTACTTCTAAGTTCTGTAAAGAACATTGTATCCATGGTCTTTCCCGGAAGAAACCTTGGTTCATACTGCTCAAGCGTTATTCGATCAAAATTGAATCTAGCAGAAAGGTTACGAAGCTTAACCATACCGAGCTCATGGAAGGGTATGTTCAACACAAGTTGCAGAAATGGGAGCGAAAGCACCCGTGCCCGGTTAAGAAAGACGACTTGTTCTACGAGCAGCAATTCCCAGTTTGGGAAGCAGAAAAGAATGCTGCAGAAGAACATATTAGAGACTTAGTTGTCGCTAAATATGACAAATTACAACTTGTGGGACGATTCCAGCATTCGGACGACAAGTTTACTGAGCAGGAAGTTGCTCAGATAAAAGACAATGGCGAGACTGCTAAGTATGGAGGCGTAAACAAACTTCCAGAACACAGTAAAGTCATGAAGATGGCTCGTAAGGAGACAAACAAGGTAAAAGCAAAGCGCAGTAATCTTGTTTGTACAAACCTTAAAGACCATCGCAAGAAGACGGGACGACTCCTGTTACCAGGCGCAAATAAGATGCGAATGGCAGCTTAAGGCGTAACTTCTTCAAAACCGACCAGGACACCACTGGTCACCCTAGTGTGCTCCGAAAGGATATGACTGCGAGGTGCAAACCCTCACTAGGGAACTATGATAGTAAAGGAAAGACCAGTAGTTCTATATGACATAGAAGTTTTTCCAAACTGTTTTCATTGTACTTGTAAAGATTCAGAGAGTCATAAACTATATAAATTCGAGATATCCTGTCGTAAAAATCAACTAGAAGAACTAGTTGACTTCTTCTACACAAACAGAACTGATCATATAATGTGCGGCTACAACAATAAGCATTATGATGACATAATCATAAGTTACATTATACATTTCTGCAGTAGAATGAAGCGACTAGGATACTCGAGAATTTGTAGTTCTCTCTACTATCTTAGTAAAGAAATAATAAGTTCGGAAAAAACAGGAAATATTGATAAGATTAAAGTGTACAAGTATTCAAACTACTTCTATTCATTTGATCTTATGTTGATGCTCTATAGTGCCAAACAGCAAAAAAGCTTAAAAGAAATAGAAATACTCTTACATATGCCAAATGTACAAGAGTATGAAGGAAGCTTTGATCTGCAGATCCAAGAATGTGATATTGACGCTATGATAGAGTATAATGTGAACGACGTAGAAGCTACTGAGACTTTGCTTAATAAAGTAAAAGAAGATGTAGAACTACGTCTTGAAGTGGAAAAAGAATGGGGGTTTGATGCACTGTCGATGAGTGGTGTACGATTTGGAGAAGAAATACTCTTGCGAAAGACTTTAGACATTACCAACACAACAAAAGACGAGCTGAAAACTCGTGCTCGAAAAGTCGGAAACATTCGCCTAGGTGACATCATACTCCCATTTATACAATATTCTAATCCAAAGTTGAAAGAAGTCTTATTGGATGTAAAAAATGCTACTTGCAATGCAAGTAAGTCTGATAAGAAACAAGAAAACTATGAGAAGAAGTTTGTTCTCTCAAACATTTGCTACTCTATAGGTGAAGGTGGTATACACACCATCAATGATCCTAGAGTCTACAAACCTACAGATGAACAGTTTATAGGACACTCAGACGTTACGTCTATGTATCCTTCGTTAGCCATTATAAACCATTGGCTCCCGGCTCACTTAGGAGAAGATTTTTGGAATGTGTACAGCGCTCTATACAAGGAGCGCTTGGCTGCCAAACGTAATGGAGAGTTATTAAAGTCTAAGGCATTTAAACAGGCTCTTAATGCTCTTACAGGAAAGATGCAACAAGAAAGTAGCTGGGCTTATGATCCACTTAACGTATACAAGATACGTATAAATGGGCAACTTATACTACTTATGTTAGTGGATAGGCTTCTAGAATTGAATTGTAAGATTGTACAAGTCAATACAGATGGTGTCGTCTACATTGCCGACAAATCCGCCCGCTTCGCAATAGCCGATGCAATTAAGGAAGTTGAGCAATTAACCCAGTTAACATTCGAATCCGATGATTACGAGTCGTTTTATCAGTACGACGTGAACAATTACTTTGGTGTTCGCAAAGGATATTCCCAATCTGGAGATCCAAGACTGATAGAAAAGAAAGGCAAGTTTATCACAGAAATTGGTCTCAACAACAGCATGACACCAGTTGTTATCTCCAAAGCTGTGATAAACTATTTTTTGAACAATGAACCGATAGACAAGTTTATTAAGAAGGATAGAGATGTCCGTGATTTCTTGATGTCACAAAGCGTAAACAAGGAATCAAAAGTTGAATATGGAGGAAAACAGATTCAACGTATTAATAGATATTACGCGTCAAGCAGTGGCTATTATCTTATGAGAATTAAGGACAAAATGTACGAAAATCGTTCTGAAACAAAAATAACAGAATATGGAGTACGAATTCTTAACAAGATAGATGCCACACCAATAGAGAAACGTCATCTGGATTACCAATACTACATTAGCAAAGCAAAAAAGATAGCTAGTGAGTTTGTTAATCGCCAGTTGACAATATTCGATGATTAATCGTTTATCAACGTATATAAGATGATTATTGAACTAAACACAAAACTACTGGACATTCCAGGACTAAATTCAAATCAATTAATATTCCTAAGTTTGGTATTGGATAAGAATCAAAAAACTTATAATCAAGACGTCCGCAAAATTGTCAGCCTAGTTAGCGACGAAGAAATATCAAACTTAATTTCTCAGGGACTTATTACCTCGATCGAGAGAGGTAAGTCAATTACATATCATGCAACAGATACGCTTAAAGATATAGTTCGACCTAAACAGGACTATTTCGATCTGTTCTATGAAATGTACCCAATATACGTTCTACGACCAGATGGTACCAAAAACTATCTGAGAGCCAACGTTAACAAGTGTAGACATTTATTTAATGTTTATGTAGGTCAAAGCGAAGCTATGGCTCAACATCTTATTCAGTGTCTCGACTTCGAAATGAAGAAAAAGACTAACGAGGGTAAACTAAGTTATATGAAAACGATGTGGAGATGGCTCGTAGACCATCAGTGGGAAGAATCTGAGGAAGAAATGCAAGACAACTCTAAAATTGAGGAATCGACTTATGGAACAGAACTTATCTAATCTTATAAGACCAATGTCAGTTGTAGCCCAAGAAGCTATAAACTATATATCTGGTCGTAGAGATCACTCTATAACATCTCTAAAGACTAGATGGGCTAAGTTTAATAAGCAGTGTATGGGAGGTATTGAACCTAATACCGTTTATACCATAGCTGGTATTTCAGGAAGTGGTAAGAGCTCATTCGCAAATGAGATCTCAACTGATATTGTTGATTTGAATCCTGGTGAAGAAATAGTAATTCTGATTTTCTCGTTAGAGATGGTTGGATTTAGGCAAGTTGGAAGAACGCTTTCTAGTAAGCTTAGGAAAACGACTTCGACTTTGTATAGTTCGGAAACGGACCTAGATGACGATACCTTCAGAAAAGTCATCTCAGTATCTAATCAACTAAAGGAGTATCCTATATGGTTTGTAGATAACCCTACAACTCCCAAGGAAGCAGAAGACATTATTAAATATTTCTATAATACATACATAAAGGGTACTGATAAGCATTTTGTGATAATGTACGACCATGCTTTATTGACGAAGCCTATAGGCAGCGTTATAGAAACCATGCAGGAACTCGAAAGAGTTTTCATAAGTGCTAAAAAGTACCCTATGACATCAGTGTTACAACTAGCACAGATGAATAGAAATATTGAATCACCAGAAAGAATAAACAATTCTTTGTCGCATTATCCTATGAGAAGCGACATTTCATCTGCTGATGCTTTATTTCAAGCTAGCGATTATGTTATAGTTATTCATAGGCCTGAAATTCTTGGAATACAAGAATACGGCCCGAGCCATTTACCTACTCAGAACAAGGTGTATCTACACATCTTGAAGAATCGAGACGCAGGAAAGCCCTGCATACTTGAATTCCAGAATGACTTAGCGTATAACAACTTGATAGAAAGTTAAGCAATTAAAATTTAGGCTGAATTATGACAACATACGATATTAAGTTTACTGACAACAACATTAAGAACACTAACAATGATAACATTTATTCTCAGATTCTCGATGATATTATTCTTTCTACTGTAAAGAAGAACAACTCTTATTTGTTTAACACAAAGAAGGAGGATGACGATCTGATTGATGCCATGTTCGATGAGTTGGATCATACTTATATCTACAAGCCTCTGAAGGGCGACACTTTGTTCGCAAAGGCTTGTGATATTCTTGCTAACTATGGCAAGAAGAAGAGTATTATGAAGGGTATTAAGCTCGGTAAGATTTACCGTCTTGAGAATGGTCTCCCTGTCATTTTCTACAATGATGAGATTCAGATTGGTACCGACATTTATAGTTACTCTGATTTTAGTGATTACAACTTCATCTCTTCACTTAGTCCAGAGATTAAGAAGACAATCATTAATATTAACATTAAGCTTTAATTAAAACTTTTAGTATCATTGTATCATGAGTTTAACATTACCTACTAGTAAAATTCCTGCAGTTTCTGAAAATCCTAGATATCTTATACTCTATGGTCTTCCAAAGGCTGGTAAGACATCTTGTCTTGCACAGCTGGATAATAACCTTATCATAGACCTTGAGGGAGGCTCTGTCTTCGTTGATGCGATGGCCATCCAGTGTCGTACGATCAATGATTTAGGAGAAGCAGCAAGTGCCATTCGTGCCAAGAATAAAGAAGTAGGTCATAATTTCTATAAGCATATCACTATCGATAATGCTACACGACTTGAGGATATTTGTATGAGCTATGCTTGTACACTCTATCGCCAAACTCCAATGGGTAAGAAGTGGGACGGCACAGACGTAACCACCTTACCTAACGGTGCTGGATATAAGTATCTTAGAGACGCAGTAAAGAAGGTAGTTGATATGTTCCGAGATTTGTGTGACGAATTTATTCTTGTAGGTCACGTTAAAGACACCGTAACTGAAAAGGATGGTGTTGAAGTTTCTGCAAAAGAGCTCGACTTAGTTGGTAAGCTGAGTAAAATCGTGTGTGGATTAGCCGATGCGGTTGGTTATGTATATCGCAAAGGAAATGAAACGCATATATCCTTTAAAGGTGGTACATCTGATACCATCATGGAGGCTCGTGCAAGACACATAGCCGGAAAGGATATCGTTATTGCAGAAGGTAATGAAGATGGGACACTTACAACGCATTGGGATAGAATATTTAAGTAAATTGATATATCGATCTATTCGATCAGCAGCATACTATGCTGAGAATAAACTTGATATGTTAGCATTACGTATATTAAAATAATAGAAATTATGTTTAGTACAAAGACAGCCGCAATTAGCAACGAAGAATTTAGTAATAGTAGTTATATGCCAGTAGGCATCAACCAGGATGTCACTCTTAAAGAGGTAAACTGTAACAAGTCTCCTCAGGGTCTCGATTTCCTCGAGATCGTATTTGAGAACGAGGATGGTCAAACAGCTACTATGACAGAGTGGAA